ACCAAAGAATTGTTGAAACTTACCTATGTTTTGTTGTACTTGATTCCATGATTTTTTTACAATGTCCTCTGGTACACTTCTAGGTCTTTTAGCATTTCTTTCAAGTGCAACATCTAGACTTGTATTTACAAATACCATATGTACATCATAACCTATATTTTTTAATGTTGCTGCCTGTGTTGTGATTTTACTATAGTCTTTTCCTGTGCCATCAATCACCATACCTAAACGACCTTCAATATAATTGTCTTGTCTTTTTTTAGTTACAACTTTTGCTCTAGTTCTAAGTACATCTCTTTGCTTACCTTGATTGGCATCCATTTTAAAATTAAGTTGTGCATCTTTTAGATATTTTTCAAACACATCATCTGAATTTACAACCTTTAATCCTTGTGCTGTAACTTTTACTCCTTTCTGTGCTTGTCCTATACCTTTTTGTACAGCAAATGATTTACCACTACCTGGCCCACCAGCCATGAAAAAGGCCTTAAATATGTTTGGGTCATAGACCCCCTCTAATAGTTCTGTATAGCTCTTCATCGGCTTCTTTTTCTCTATAGTTTTCTTTAATCTTATTTATGTCAAGTTTCTCAGGTGTCATCCTTGTTCTTGTTTGGCTCAAAAAGTTCATGTTTTTAATTTTGTTCTTATATTTATTTGTCATTCTAAAACTCCAAATTGTTAATTAATTATACATGATATATTTTACTATAGTTACCCTCCTTTATATGAATTTGTTATAAAAATCATTAACAACAATACCTTTTTTTCCTTTAGGTTCTATTGCTAATTGGTTAATTGGTAATTCTGAATTTAATGAATCTTTAACTAGATTCATCATGATTGTATGTCTTTTATCTTTCTGGTCAAACATATGTCTAGTGGATTGTATTAAGTATCTTCCACTATAGTATTTATCAGTTTTATCACCCTCATGGTCTGTTCCATTTATAGGCATATCAAAGTTTATTATGGAACCTGCATATACTGTGGTTGTTCCATTGATTTCCATAGTGATACTTGCACCATCATTTAGTTCCATAAACTTAGATTGTCTTGATAGATATGTTTCATCTATTTTATTTGGTGTATATGGATAAGTATTTGTTTGATAATCATAATGTTGTGCATCAGCTCCATTTACTGTTGATGTTGGATGTAAATGTATTCTAGAATCTGGGAATTGACTAATCGTATTATCAAATTCATCTAGAGCAACTTCATTATATATTGGATAATTATCTTGTAGAGCATTTCCATTTACTCTATCATATTCTTGAAATTCATTTATATAATCAAAATCATTATAACTGTAAGATTTATTATATATGTCATGAGATAATATACTTGATGCCAACATACCACCTGCTATGTTTTTAAGTGTGTCATTATTTGAATTGAATTGATAGTCTAATACTCTTTTTAATTCATATTCTACATTACCAAATCCACCTTTTTTAAAATCTATTGTTCCAGCATCACCAGAATGATATGTACCAATTTCTTTTTGTGCATACAAACTATCTAAACTTCTAAAGTGTATTCCATTTATATTTTCATAAAACAAATAATGTGGTGAACCATTATATTCTGCTTGTGCTTCTCTTTTAAGTTGATTAATTAATTTAAATGGATGCATGTTTGGTACAACCATTTTCTTAATTCCAACAGTTGGCTCTATAAATAAATCTTTATTAGAATTTATATAAAATTTACTAGTTAATACATCTTTAACAATATTGTCTATACTTTTTGTATAACTTTTTGAAACCCTTACACGATTATCTCTTAATCCCTCTGGTGAACAAAAATGTAATGTAAAAACTTCTGTGCCTGATGATACAGATACTCTAGTATCAATTCTGTAAATTGACATTACATTTTCAGTAAAGTCTATTGATTGATTTTCTAATCCAGGTGTGGTTATTTTAAAAGAAAGATAATCTTGACCTGTGATTGGTGCATTCATAATAATTGCATTTGTATCAACAATACCAAGAGTACCAGTTATAGATGGTGAGAATATATCTTCGTAAATATTCATTGTTATAACTGCCTCAGACAAATCAATTACATTACCAGAAGATGTAAATAATTTTATCTCTTTTATATTATAGTCGCCAGCAAATTGTATTCCTCTACCTGCCATTATATACTACTTTCTTTCATTAATATTTTAAATTCATCAACAAAACTATCTATAAAACTAGGGTCTAATAGTCTTATTTTTCTTTTGTTGTCTTGTTCTTCTTGTTCGTATTCATAATTAGTTATAGCAGTTGCTGTAGGATAGTCTGCATTACTAGTTCCAATATCAATCTTAATTGATGTATCACCAGATTCTTGTTCTATCTCATAATGATGTATTGCATTTGGATTTGAATACTTTTCATTTACAAAATTTAAAAATTGTGCCTCTGATAAAGGCCAATCGTGAAATCTATCTGTAATATTATTAACCAACATAACTATCCAATGTAATTCAGCATCATCATATAATTTAAATGCAATAGATTCTGGTGTTTCACCATTCTTTACATCATAGGTATCATACAACATTGTATTAGATTTTACTTTTGCTCTAATACCTACACGCCTAAGTAGATTCTTTACATCCTTAAACTCACCTGTTCCTTTAGAATCATATGGTATTGTTGGGAAATTATTAAAATACATATTAGAAACCCTCTTGTGCTCTTTCTCTTGTAATGAGTTCTATCTCTTTAAATTCTAATGATAATGATGTTTCAACTGGTGGAGCACCGTCAGCATTACCATCAAATGTTTTGTATCTACTACCACCATATTTTACATCCATACTTTCTAAGAAACATGTTGATATTTTATGTAAATAATTATTTTGAGCATTTTGATACATGTATTGTATATCAAAAGTATTTGGCACTGTCATTTGTCTACCACCAAGACCGTTTGGCATTTCTGGTAACATATTAAATTTAAATGCATTTATTATTTTTTTTATTTCATCAGCTTCTGCTTGACTTCTAGGTATCATTTTAAATTCATAACTAAAACTTCTTTTGTCTATACCTTTAAATGCTAACTCCATTCTATCACTTGAAATAACACCTTTCTTCATTTCTGCTGCTTCTTTTAATCCTTTTAATCCAGGCCCTAAATCACCCACCATACCTATAGCAGTTTTTTCCATCGCTACTCCAGCATCTTTTACATCTTTTCCTAATTTATCCATATCCACATCTTTACCAGCCATTAAAGCTTCTACAACATCAACAGCACTACCAGTCAATACTCCTATCTCTGTGTCTGTGTATTTAGCGTTATACTTAACTGATACTTGCGCCGGCATATACATACTTATTGCTGTATCTAATCTTGTTGTTGGTGCCCTTTGTATTGCAACTGTGGTATCTATTTTATGTGATTCTTTATTCTCATGTTTTTTAGCATCTTTTTGAATTTTTAAATTAGCTTCTGTAGCATTGCCAGCAGAATCGAAAAGATATCGAGTAGCTTCATTTGATTTTTCTATATTTTTTTCTTTTTTACTATCATATTCTTTAGTTACACCACCAATTCCTCTCCTTTCTGCCTCATTAACTAATGTGTCTATACCATTAGGACCTACTTCTTCACCGAATTTTAGTTTAGCATTTTTTTGTTCATTGATAAAAAACATAATGTAGTGTCCATGATTACCTATGCCAGGGTCTGCACCTACATCAATGGGAAAGGATAACATCTTTGTTGATTGTTTACTACGATTAAGTGGTGCTGTTTCAGAAGAATCACTTCCTATGTCACCACGAAGTACACTACCAACATTACCAGCAATTCTTCTGAGATTTTTACCTAGTAATCCTGTAACGGCAGATTTGCCTTGTCGTTTGAATACATCTATTGCCATGTATAAATAGTCCTATATAATTTAAAGTATTTATAACGATTATGACATATAAAGGAAAGTTTAAACCCAAATATCCCGCCAAGTATCAAGGTGATATTAAGGAAATAGTGTATCGTTCATCATGGGAATTAAAGATGATGAAGTATTGTGATACTACTAAATCTATTATAGAATGGGGTAGTGAAGAATTGGTAATACCTTATGTATCACCATGGGATGGTCGTTATCATAGATACTTCCCAGATTTCTATGTCAAAGTTCGTACTAAAAATGGTAGTGTCAAAAAGTATGTCATTGAAGTTAAACCTAAGAATCAATGTACACCACCAGAAAGGAATCCTAAACGAAGAACAGGTGTTTGGTATAACAAAGTAAAAACATGGGGTATAAACAAAGCCAAATGGAAGTCAGCAACTGAATTTTGTTTAGACCACAATATGGAATTTAAAATACTAACCGAAGACCATCTAAATCCTAGTTAGGCGTTATTTGATGCAAATACACTACCTTGGTCTTTAACATATCTAGTAGCATTA